ACACCTGGAGTATCAGGAATGATTACACCGAATCATGCTCTTGGTGGTTCTACAAGTATTGTTGTAAACGTAGATGCTTCTGGTTCGTCTGTTGAAGGTGATGAACAGCAAGGTAGAGAACTTGGTCTTGTATTGTCAGCAGCGATAGAATCTGAATTAATAAAACAAAAACGTCCTGGAGGTTTACTTGCATAATGGCTACCTTTCCCTCGATTACCCCTGCTTACGGGCAACGAAAAAGATCACAACCAAATACTAGAACAGTGCGTTTTGCAGATGGTTTTGAACACAGAATATTATTCGGACTTGCTGCTCACCAAAATCCTAAAATATTTAATTTTACCTTCAATGTTTCGGAGACAGAAGCAGATGTCATAGAAGGATTCTTGGACAGTAGAGCTAATGATAGTGCCAGTTTTGATTTCACTCCACCTGGAGAGGGTTTCACAAAAACAGGAACTTATTCTCAGTCAAGCACTACAGTTACAATCACGATTACAGATCATGGTGTTGCAGTTGGAGATGAACTGACAGTAGATTATACTTCTGGTTCTGCCACTGATGGTACGTTCATTGTTGCCTCTGTTGCAGATTCAAATACTTTTACAGTAACGGCTGCTGCCAGTGCCACTAATAGTGGAAATGTTTCTATCACCTTGTCTGGTACTGGCAAATATGTCTGTGAATCTTGGAATAAATCTATTCCTTATAATAATCGTGCCACAATACAGGCAACATTCAGAGAGGTATTTGAACCATGAGTAGTGCTTCTGTTGTTAGTGATCTTCAAAGTATTAATCCATCAGCAATAATAGAACTTTTTACTCTTACAACTACAGCAGCATTGCATGGATCGGCTACAACTCATAGGTTTCATAATGGAACAAGTCTGAAAGATAATGGAGAAATAGTTTGGGCTGGTGATACATACCAAAGATTTCCTATAAAAGCTGAAGGCTTTGCTTATCAAAGGGGTCAATTACCCAGACCTACCTTGACTGTCAGTAATGCACTTGGAACAATTACAGCTATTCTTTTGAATGTAAATGAAACTACAACAGGAAATGATTTAACTGGTGCTACTTTTACACGCATAAGAACTCAAGCAAGATTTATTGATGCTGTAAACTTTCCAAGCAATGTAAATCCTTATGGCACACCAGATCCTACAGCCGAATATGCAAGAGAGGTTTTTCTGATTGATAGAAAATCGGCAGAGAATAGAGAAGTTGTAGTGTTTGAACTGGCAACAGCATCAGATATGGCAGGAGTTCGTGCTCCCAAACGACAATGCACAAGAGCAGAGTTTCCTTCGATTGGAACTATTAACGGATGAATTGGAAAGAAGCTGCATTGGTTCATGCGAAAGACCAAGATCCTAAAGAATCTGTTGGATTGTTAGTAAATATCAAAGGTAAAGAAAGATATTTTCCCTGTAATAATCTTGCTATGACTGCTCATCAATGTTTCATCCTTGATCCAGTTGATTATGTAAAAGCATCAAATCAGGGAGATATTATTGCTGTTATTCATTCTCATCCTGTCACTCCACCAGTTGCTAGTCAGGCAGATAAATTAAGTTGTGAACAAAGTAAACTTCCGTGGCATATTGTTAATCCCAAAACAGAACAATGGGGATATTACGAACCATCAGGATATAAAGCACCTTTATTGGGTCGTCCGTGGGTCTGGGGTGTTACCGATTGCTGGTCTTTAGTAAGAGATTGGTATAAACAGGAGAAAGGTATTGAACTTAGAGATTGGGAAAGACCTATAACGCCAGAAGAGTTTTTAAAAGATCCAATGTTTGAAAGATGTGCATGGAGAACTGGTTTTAGACAGTTGAGACAGGAAGAAAAGTTAGAAAATGGTGATTTATTATTTATGTCAATCATGGCAGATGGCTTAAATCACGTTGCTTTGTTTCTTGATGGTGAAGTATTACACCATTTAACAGATAGACTTAGTTGTAGAGAATCTTATTCTGAATGGTTATTAAAATGTACAGGAGGGAGGTATCGTTATGCTTCGTAAGATAAAACTATATGGAGAACTAGCAGAGTTTGTTGGTCATAAAGAATTTGAAGTACACGTAGATAGTCTTGCAAAGGCAGTAAGTTTTTTAATAAATAATTTTGAAGGAATAGATAAATTTATGAGTCCAAGATATTATCAGGTAAAAGTTGGTAATTATGAAATAGATGAATCAGAGTTTAACTATCCAATAGGACAACAGGATATACATTTCATTCCTGTTATTGCTGGTGCTGGTGGTGGAACTAGAAGGCTTTTACTTGGTGCTGCTTTAATTGGAGTGGGAGTGTTATCTGGAGGAGCTACTTTCACTGCTTCTGGTTTTACAGGAACAGGCTTTTTAGGTGGTACAACAGCAGTATTAGGTAATGTAGGAATAGGATTAGCTATTGCAGGTGTAAGTGAAATGTTATTTCCTTTGCCAAAACCAAAAGAGTTTACATCTGAGCAAGATCCACAATTATCGTTTAATTTTTCTAGTACGCAGCAGACAAGCAGGGCAGGTACTCCAGTTCCTATAGTTTATGGTGAAATTTTTACAGGAAGTGTTGTAATAAGTGGAGGAATAGACACTGAGCAGGTACAGGCATGACAAAAGATCCTAAATTAATTAGAGGTGCTGGTGGTCCTCCCCCTCCTCCACCTCCAAGACAACCAACAAGAACTCCTGATACTTTACATAGTAAGCAGTTTGCAACTTTCCTTGATCTTATTTCCGAAGGAGAAATAGAATGTTTTGCTTCTCCATCAAAGGAAGGTCTGACACAAGGAACTACTGCATATACAAACGCATCACTAAAAGATGTATTTTTAAATAATACTCCTGTTTTAAAAGCAACAGCCAGTTCATCTAGTCCCGCTACTAACGACTTTAATTTTCAGAATATTTCTTTTGTTTCACGTTTTGGAACGTCTAGTCAGACAAAAATACCTGGAATTGAAACCAGCCAATCTATTACTCCTGTAGGTGTAACTGTAACAGTAGATTCTCCTGTAACAAGACAAGTAACAAATACAAATGTTGATGCAATAAAGGTATCAATAACATTTCCGCAATTACAGAAGGCAACGACTGATGGCGATTTATTGGGTTCTTCTGTTGAATTAAAAATTGCAGTTCAATATAATTCTGGTGGTTTTACTGATGTCATTGAAGATACTGTCACAGGTCGTACCGCAGATGCTTATCAAAAAGATTATAGAGTAAATATTACAGGATCTTTTCCTGTTGATATAAGAGTAATTAGAGTCACAGCAGATAGCACGGATACCTCTCTCATAGATGCTTTTCAGTTTTCGAGTCTTACAGAAATAGTTGATGAAGCATTTACTTATGACAATAGTGCATATAACTCAATAAGGCTAGATTCACAGTTATTTAGTTCTATACCAGCTAGAAAGTTTAGGATCAGAGGAATAAAAGTAAGAATTCCAGGTGCAGGTGCTAGTGGATCTGGCACTCCAACAGTAGATAACACAACTGGTCGTATTGTTTATCCAACTGGTTATATTTTTAATGGGGTAATGGGTGCTGCAACTTACACTAACTGTCCAGCAATGTGCCTATTAGATTTACTTACTAATACAAGATATGGGTTTGGAGATCATATAACAGATAGCAGCTTAGATTTATTCTCCTTTGTTAACGCAAGTAAGTTTGCCAATACCCTCGTCGATGATGGAAGAGGAGGACAGGAAGCAAGATTCAGTTGTAATGTAAATATACAAAACTCAAGTGAAGCATTTGATTTGATAAATGAACTAGCAGGTGTAATGCGTTGTATGCCGATATGGTCTGCTGGAACAATAACAATGACGCAGGATAAGCCAACAGATGCAAGCTATTTATTTAACTTGGCTAATGTAGGAGAAGCAGGTTTTAGTTATTCGGGAAGTAGTCTTAAGACAAGATCCAGTGTTGTTTCCGTGTCCTATTTCAATATGGATTCACAGGAAGTCGATTTTGAAGTCGTAGAAGATAGCACCTTAATTAGTAAGATTGGAACTGTTGTTAAACAGGTAAAAGCATTTGCCTGTACTTCAAGAGGACAAGCTGCCAGATTGGGTCGTGCAATACTTTTCAGTGAAGCCAATGAAACTGAAATCTGTACATTTACAACATCTATAGATTCTGGTGCAGTAGTTAGACCTGGTGCTGTGATTGAGATAAACGATCCAGTAAGAGCAGGGGTAAGAAGAGGTGGTAGGTTGAAATCCGTGACTTCAAC